GTATCGGCTTCATCAAACATATTGTCATTTTCAAGATTACCGGTTCCAACATATTTTTGTGCAATAATTTGAACAAATGTTCTCTCACTATCAAGACCACCTTCACCATCAAAGTATGGGTAAATACAAAGGTCAAGTGCCTCGTTGATTGAGAAGCCGTCACAAATGTGTCTGGCGGCACGAATCATTGAACGGGTAGACATTCTCGTTTGAATTTTACCATTGTTGGTAGCCAATTCAGTATTGATTTGGTCATAGATACTGGTGAGAATTTCTACCGTTTTATCGTCAATTTTCGGACAAGCATGGCGAATGAGAGATTCTTGTTGTAATTTTGAGAGAATATCCATTTCCAAGATAGCAAAACGGTCTGCAAGAGCAAAATCCACCTTACGAGTTGATGTGTATTGGATGCCCTCATTGGATGTAGCAAGGAACGAAACGCCGTCAGCCACTTTGACTACTTCTGCATCAGGAGATTCATCTATACGCAAATATCTTTGTGATTCATCAAGAACGGTCATCAAGATATTCCATGCCTCTGGATGGGCACGAGACAATTCATCAAGCAAAATTACAGCACCTTCTGTTTGGATTGCCTTCACAAATGTTGATTGGGCAAAATATGTACCGGTCTCTTTGTTGAAATGGGTATTACCAATAAGTGTTGAACGAGGATCCTGTGTAGCACCAAGATTGAAATAAAAGAATGGACGATCCATAACCTTGGCAACAGTAGTCACGGCAAGTGTTTTACCGGTTCCGGCGTCACCACGAAGCATGATATTTTCACCACGAAGAACGGCACGGACAATGAATTTCCATTTACTATCGGAAATGATTAAGCTCTCTGGTTTGAATTGAGGAGCAGTTTCGAGAAGAGTTGCGATGTTTTGCATGGTTGTCATAAGACAGTTTCCTTAGATGGTTGTTTAATGGTTGTTATTTTATCAATTTTGATATACAAATATAAGTAATTTTACGATAAGATCAAAGCATTATTTTTTATTTTTTGTAACTTTTTCTCTACCAAGGACTTAACCGCTGTTTCATGTATCATATATTTCACCTTCTTTTGATTGTCTTTACGAACATGAAGAACAAGAGACTGATCAACTACTGGTTTCTCATAGATTTTGTATGATTGGTATTTCCGGAGTCTGCCGTTTATCAATTTACGGACATACTGAAACGAACAACCGAGAATCTTTGCAACTTCCGGAACAGTATAAAACTTTCCTTCTGGTGTGTCAATCATTTCTTTCTCCTGGTTGTCTTTGTTGGTTTGATAGTTTTTGTCTTGGTTGTCTTTGCCTTGACAGTTTTCTTCTCTACTTTCTTTGCAGGTTTAGTTTTACGCATTTTCTTGTTGTATTCTTCCGATATTTTATCGTCAAGTGTTTCTTTCTTCTTTCTCGGTTTGTTTACAATGGGTTTGATTTCAGTAGGTTTCAATGTTCCACGAAGATTGATTTGTTCTTCGCCCTTATGAAACACACGACCATCTTCGTGTACAAATTCCTTGAAAAACTTCCAGCCACGAGGAAAGCCGGTATTAACATTTTTCTCATTGAGTTGTGGACCTGGAATCTTTGATGCAACACATTTCCAACAAACAGCAGAGACAATGTTTTCCATTACACGAATTTTCTCATTACAGTTACGGCCAGAATACCATTTACTTGTTGTGTCACCACCTTCACAGGTTACTGTTTTCATCTTGATAGCTTCGTGTCTTTTTGCTCGTTTCAATTCTATTTTCTTTTTCATATTGATTCCAAAGTTATTGATTAAATTATTGACTAAATTAGTGAACAGATTAGTGGATAATCATACCACCATTTTCTGGTGACCATTTACCTATGTATGTCCACTGGTGAGAATTTACCCATGTTTGACCATTGAGATACCATTGCCAGTTTTTCTGATTGATACGGACACCAGGAACACCATTAAGTCTCTCTCTGGTTGTCTTTGTTTCCCATCCGGCAGAACGGATAAAAACATTTCCATCAGTATCAATTTGAGCAATAGGGTTATTATGAAGATATAGGGTATCTCCGTCTGTGTGTGTATTGTCTCTACGGAATTTTTTACGCATAAGCCAATTTGAAACGGCTAATATTGTTACTTGTCTCATGGTCATTTCCTCAAAATAGTGGTTGTTGTTAATTTCTTAGTACAAATATAAGGCATTTTTGGTTAAGATCAAAGCATTATTTTTTATTTTTTATCATTTTTTTTTGTTTTCGTTTTGGTTGTTGTTCATCTTACAGTACAAATATAACACATTTTTTATTAAGATCAAAGCACTTTTTGAAATAATTTTGAAAATTTGTTTATATTTGTTTGGTTGTTCATCATCTTACACTACAAATATAAGGCGTTTTTGGTTAAGATCAAAGCATTATTTAAAAAAAATTACAACCCATTGATTTGTAAGGAGTTATGTAAAATTGATATAAGTCTATAAAAATCAAGGACTTACCCCAAAAATGAAGTAAATCCTTGAAAAATAAAGACTTAAACTCGATTTCATAATCGAGGAAGATTTTTATACATTCAAAAGAATGTCCGGGCGTTTTACTATCTCTATATTGCCAAATTCGTCATCAAACAATACAGAATCTGCATCCCAAGAAACTATTTGTTCTGATGATAGACAACCATATCTTTGAAAGTATGAACCATAGTCATCAAACATTTGGTCAATATCATCAAAACTAATAGATAAATCAAAAATAGGAATACCTGCAACGACTTCATTTGTATTTTCTCTATACCATAGAGAATTTTCAAATTTACCAAATCTCCTCATGTAGTCTCCTTTTTCCTCATCATCCTCTACATTAGCAACTACCCAATCAAATATATTTTCACGACTTATTTCTAATGAAGCATATTTTTCTTTTAGGTCTTGTAGGTTTTCAGTATCAGAAACTAATTGGAAATTCTTTTTAAATTCGTCAAGCAGGGTATTAAATTTTTCATTGCTCATTGATGTAATCCACAATTTTTGATTCAGAAATAGTTTTTACTTCAAATGGTTCGGTACTGTCTTTTAGATACTTGTTCACTTGAACTTCTGCATCTGTGACTGAAACCGCATCAACCATATAAGTACGGTTATGTCTTTTGACTTTACCTTGTTCGTTTGTGATTTCAAACTGAACTTTAGCGAGATAGAACGCCATAACAAATCCTTTGGATATGTAACAAAAAATAACTATATTTGTTACGAATATAAGAGTTTTAGAAATACCAAGCAAGCACTTTTTGAAATTTTTTTTACTAATTATTTATTTGAAGGGATTTGATGAAACGGATTATTTTATTATTACTATTAGTATCACCGATGCTTTGGGGGAAGGAATGGGTGATAAAGTTACCACTAAACAAAGTTCATGTATTCTCGTCAGATACACTACGCCACCCAAGTTGGTATTCTGTAAAATATAAACTGAGGAATATGATAAATTTATCATTCTTCACAACAAAGGCGGTAGTTCCACCATTTAAGAACCATGAAAAAGTATATCCCAATAATCCTCACAAATGGCCATTCGTGTCTATTGATGATCCACATGGATGGGGTGTGCCCAATCTAAGAACTCATTTACACTTCAGCGGTAGTGATGGTGTGCCAGCAATATGGTCAAAATACATATTTGCGGGAACGCCACTACTCGTTATAGACAGTATACCACAAAAGATACCAAATAATAGTTTCACCACTGCCAGAAGGCCGAGAACAGTATTTGGCAGTCATCACCGAGATAGTGTGTTTATCTACATAAGTGATGGTATCAGAGTGGTGGACTTACCAAAAAGATTATTGGAATTGGGTTGTAAGGATGCTATCAACATGGATGGTGGCGGTTCAACATTTCTCTATCGTGGAAACAAATACGATTATGTTCAAACGCCAATCAAAAAAATGAGGAAATATCCAAATGTTCTTGCTTGGTAACAGATATTGCTTTGATCATATAGGTAAAATTGTTTATCTTGCCAGTGAACACGGAGAAAGTGTGAACACAGAGAAAAGTGATAAGATATAGATCTAATTAGATCTAATATAATATAGATCTATAGATCCAATAGAGATAGAAAAAGAATAAAAAAATGCTTGGATTATATTTATATTTTCCGTATCTTTGAATGATACAATCAAAGTTTGTTCTTTGAAAACATGGTCGGTATATGTTTTTAACCATATTGAGATTATTCTCGGAATGGTTCGTTAAATATATTATCCAATAATGAGGACAAGAGTATGACTAACAAATGTAAACGGGTTATAGCATTATTCTTGATTGGTTTTTGTTTTCCGTTCATGGCAATGACTACAACGGTTAATAAAAATGCTGAAAGTAAATCGGCAACAATGAGGAGTGTGTTATATTCATCTATCGTTTGGGTTGAGTCAAAAGGCAATGCAACCGCACGATCAAAGGATGGTTCACTTGGTATAGTACAAATTTTACCGGTAATGGTGAAGGAAGTGAACCGAATCTGTAAAATGAAAGGTATAAATAAAACTTTTACTTTACAAGATAGGCTAAATCCTGAAAAGTCAGAACAAATGTTTTGGATTTTTCAGAATTTCTACAATCCCAACATTAACTGGGAAACCATCACAATGAGTGATATGGAAATCATTGCACGGAAGTGGAATGGCGGTCCTAATGGACACAAAAAAGGTGCTACGAAGCACTATTGGAATAAAGTTTCAAAAATGGTCTACAAAGACCTTAAAATAAGGGGATTTATCACTGGTTAATACCAGATGATATACGAGAGATTTTGTCTCAAATTTAGTAAACATTTGAGACATTTTTTACATACCGACCATTTTTCTCTCGTAACATAACTATTTATCTGAAATGTAGTTTACAATTTTGGAGAGTTTAGTGGACATAGTATCATCTTTTTTGTTAGGGTTTATATCAATGTGGTTTGCATTGAGAATGGACTTTATGAGAACAAACGAATCAAAAATTAAGCAATCCATGATTGATATGGCAAACCATTACAGCAGTAATCATAAAATCTGTAAGGAATTAAAAGATTACTCTCTGAATCAAATCAAGAATGGTCATTATGAATACATGGAAGTAATAGATGTAATTAAAAGGCAAAATAATGACAAAACAAGAGCTTAAATTAAAATCCATGTTAAACTACTACGAAGTAGAAATGGGTGGAAAAAAAGATGAAAAGATGTCTAAAAAAGAATTACAAAGATTCTTAGACACCTTTAATCAAATACTTGATTTCTATATGCTTCAGGAAATAATGAAGAAGATTAAAGAAAATCGAGAAAAAGATATAAAGGATGAAGAAGAAGATGATTTTATGATGCCACCATCAGATTTACCATTTTCGGAAGAAGATAAATTTGAAGATGAAATAAAGAATCCAGAAAACTTTTTTGGTAAAAAAGATTTAACCGATAAAAATAAAAACTTCAATGATCCAATAGATACTGATATAAATAAATTTTTGAAATGGCTTACTATGATACTTTATACAGGTGACCATTCAGTTATCATCACCGAAGACAAATCAGGAATCAACATAAAATTGGTAAAAATAAATAAAGGTAAAAAATAAGTTATGCTTTCAAGTGAATTTAGAGACGCAGTAAGATTAGTTTCGATTACAAACCCATCAGAATTAGTTAAATTTTCTGAAAAAGGTAGAAAAAAAGTTTCACCCGAAGAATTGATTGTTTACATTGCTAGAGTAAGTAATCCAAATAATCAGATGAACATGGAGACTGCTCCAAAATTGATAAACTACTTAATTAAACACAAACATTGGTCTCCATTTGAATTCGTAGATATGACAGTTGACATTGTTACTCGTAGAAGCATTGCAGCTCAAATTCTTCGTCATAAATCCTTTTCCTTCCAAGAATTTTCTCAAAGATATTCAACTGCTACAGAAATTCAGCCAATTGAATTGAGAAAACAGGGAAAGACAAATAGACAAAGTTCGGAAGAAATTATTTTAGATTCCACATTAAGTAAAATGGTAGATAACCATTTAGAAAAAAGTAAAGAGTTATATCAATACCTAATAGATGAAGGTGCATCAAGAGAAACTGCTCGTGATGTACTACCATTGGCAACTGAAACAACAATGTATATGAAAGGTTCTGTTCGTAGTTGGATTCATTATTTGGAACTTCGTTGTTCACCAGATACCCAAAAAGAACATAGAGAAATTGCAGAAGGAATAAAATCAATTTTTGTTAATCAATTTCCGAACATTTCGGAAGCATTAAATTGGAAATAATTTTTAAGGAAATAAAATATGGATTACTCAAAATTTGCTTTATTTTTAAACCAAAAATACGAAACATCAAGAGAAATTATTTTTCTTGGTATAGGCAATCACGAATCTGTACTACACTTTGGTGCGTGCGAAGAAGGATTGAATTTTATAGATGTGTTAGATCAATTTGAATTGGACATACAATACACAGCAGTTGATATAAAAGACGAAGTTAAAACACTTTTTTCTGATTTTGAGCCTCAACATAGAACTCATACATGGATTTCTACACAAGAATCGATGCAGGAGTTTATAGATAATATAGATAATCAAAAATACCACTGGACAATATTGACTGGTGTTTTTGATAAACCACTTTATAGTGAAAGACAATATCAATTTATAGATACTGTGATAAAGTCTTGTAAAGAATTTTCAAATAATGTTGTATTTACATTGAACATAAACAAGAGTACACACTTTGAATATAGTATAATTTATTTAGTTTCACATTTTTGTGGTCAATACGAAAAAGTTACTGTAAAGAAAATAGACAATGATAATTACATTTTTCACATTTATTGATTTTTAAGGAGCAAGGTTATGTTAGAAGAAATTTTAGAAATAGTATTACGATCGGTAGTGCCGTTTTTAGTTGGTGCGGTTGGTGTTTGGTTGTACTATCGAAATAAGTTTACGGAAGTATTGACTGAATTAGAAGATAAAAAAGTAATCATCAAAACTATCCACGAACACGCTGATGAAATAGAAAGACATAATGTTAAGAAGGTTACAAAGGAACATAATGCAAAAGTTTCTAAAGCAACAAAGAAAGAAAAAACTGTTGAGAAACCAAAAAGAAAATATAAAAAACAAAGTATTTAATGATGTTTTGTCATATTTATAGGAAGATTATCTTTCACTTTGATAAAACATAGGAGAATTTAATGGCTATTGTTCAAATCGGTTCACAATATTGGGTAAAAGAAAATTTAGCCGCAGAATCATTTCAAGACGGAACACCTATTGCAGAAATATCTTCTTCTGAACAATGGGAAGAATATGGACAGTCTGGAACACCAGGATGGTGTTATTACAATTTTGATGAAAGCAATGAAGAAGAATATGGTAAACTATACAATTATTATGTAGTATCTTCATCCAAAAGTATTGCACCAACTGGATATAGAGTACCTACCGAAACTGATTGGAATTCACTAATTGCATACGCTGGTGGTGAAAAGTTAGGTGGTCATTCCATGAAAAATACTAAAAACTGGTTGACATTAAATAGAACACCAGGAAATGGTACAAATCAAAGTCAATTCACAGGTAATCCAGGTGGATATATTAAAGAGAATGGTGAACAATTTGATTATGGTTGGAGTGCAAATTATTGGTCAGCCACTACATCAAGTTTAACTACTGCTAAATCTGTTAGATTGTATTGGTCTAATAAAAATGCTATAAAATTAGATACACCAAAGTCAATGGGATTATCAATAAGATTGATAGTAAGTGGTACTTATGAAGGTGATTCAGACTATAACCCAACACAAGATTTTTAATTTGGAGTTTTTATGAAAAAGTTTTTATTGTTAGTAATTGCAAGTGTATCGATGGTAGTAATTGGATGTAATGAAAATCCATTACCAACATCAGATACAACAATTTTTGAAAAGAGAACACCTGTTCAAAAAGATACTGTAAAAAGACGCATTCCTATTGAACAAGTATTGCCATGTTTGGGATTGACACGAGAACAAGATAGTGTAATAAGATTGATTCTCAAAGAATCAAAGGTTTGTGAAATTGAATGTAAAAAAGAATTTCAAGAATCAATTAAAATACTTCGTGAAGATTATCAATCTAAATTACAAAAATATCGCGGTGTTGAAAAAACAGATGAAATAAAAAAAGAAATTGAAATAATTACTTTTGAATTTCGTCAAACACAAAGAGATTTGGAAAAAGAATATAAATTAAAAATGGCAGAATGTGTAAAAAATACACATACTTACATCGAGACTTTATTAAGAAAAGACCAACTCACACTTTGGAATCTTTGGAAGGCAACTGGTAAAGTTCCATGTGATAGAGTTAAACCTTAATCCATGTTCGGAATGGAAAGGGTAAACCCCTAATGACCCCTACAAATTGTAGGGGTTTTTTATTTTGCTTTGATCACATTCATAAATTTTGTATATTGGTATATTATTCATTAAACATTAACGCCAACCTATGAAACTCGGATATGCCTGTATTAACATGACTTTATCAAAAGATAAAATCACTACTAACCGTTCCATGATTAAAAAAACATTTCTACAAAAAGGTTTGGACTATTGTTCTGAACTTGCATATCTGAATGTTGTTGATATGGAACGAATTATCAAGTGGAATGTCCAAACTGGTATTTACTTCTTCCGCACATCGTCTAATGTATTTCCTTGGGGTTCCGAATATGACTTGGAAACACTACCAGATATTGACAAAATTAAAATTGTTCTCAAACGAATTGGTGATTATGCAAACGAACACGGTGTCCGTCTGACTTGTCATCCTGGACCCTTCAATGTTCTATGTTCACCCAATCCTAATGTTGTTAAGAATACAATCGTTGATTTAGAATTACATGGTAAAGTATTTGATATGATGGGTTTGTCTCATACCCCTTACAACAAAATCAATATACATTGTAACGGTGTTTATGGTGACAAAATCGCTTCTCTTAATCGTTGGTGTCAAAACTTCCAACTTCTATCTGATAGTGTAAAATCTCGTTTGACTATCGAGAATGATGACAAGGCAAGTATGTACTCTGTAAAAGACCTCATTAAAGTACATGAATGTGTTGGTATTCCTATCGTCTTTGACTATCATCACCACCAATTTTGTACCGGAGATTTATCTGAACAACAAGCACTTGAACTTGCAATTTCAACATGGTCAGACGGTATTACACCTGCCGTTCATTATTCTTCATCAAGACTGAAAGAAACAAATAATCCCAAAGAAAAACCTCAATCACACGCTGATTACATATTAGAAAAAATCAACACATACGGACATGATGTTGATATTATGTTAGAATGTAAAGCAAAAGAATTAGCCCTCAAACAATACCTTACAGAATACGGTATTTAACCCCAAAATCCCAAAAGTTCATATTTATCTGTATGTATTTATGAACAATGATTGGGATATAAATGTCATACAAATTATTCTCTCTGAAAAATCTAATCTGGTTTTGTGCTATCGGATTAGCAGTATTTTCAGGTTACTACTCTGTTTACGGTATATCTAAATTATTTTCTGGTGGTTCTTGGTCAATCGTGGGGATGGCCGGAATGTTAGAATTTTCAAAATTAGTGGTTATCACATTCCTACATGACCACTATAAAACTCTCAAAACCGCTTTTAAAGTATATCTAATGTCTTCCGCTGTTATTCTTATGATATTAACATCGGTTGGTGTTTATGGGTATCTTACCAATTCTTATCAAGAAACCGCAAAAGAAATATACGAAACACAAAATAAGATTGTGTTGATTGATAAAAAGAAAGAAATCTTCCTTGAACAAAAATCACAAATAGATACTCTTGTAAAACAAAAGGGAGAGAGAATATCATCTTATGATCAATTAAGATTATCACAAGAAAATTCTCTGAATAATCAATTAACACAGAAGAAGGGTACAAAGGGTCTACAAAAAAATATCCAATCTGTTGACAATTCAACTCAAACATTAAACAAAGAAATATCGGAACTAAATCAAAAATCTATTGGTTTATCTGATAGTGTTGCTAAATTAGAACAAGAAAAATTAGTTCTTGAAAATTCAACATTTACATCTGAAATAGGACCATTACTTTATTTGAGTAGATTGACAGGTGCTCCTATGGACATCATTGTAAACTGGTTCATATTAGTATTAGTTTCAGTATTTGATCCACTTGCAGTTAGTTTGGTTATTGCAGCAAATCATTTGAGACACAAGGAATTAGAAAAACAAATTCCACCAGAAGATGATAATTCTCCACCACCATCTAAAAAAGAAGAAATTACGGAAGATGTTATAGAAGTTTCGATACCACCCCAAGAAATAAAATCAACGGTAGAAACACAAATAACTGATGCAGTTACGATAAATAAAAAACAAAAAAATAAAAAAGAAAAAAAACCTTTGGCAGTTACGGAAGAAAATGTTATATTTGATGAAGAAGAAATTCAAAGGGCATTTTACGAAGAACAACCTAAACCCGATTTGGGATATAGACGAGGTATATCTTTGTAATATGCCATTATTATATTTTAACAAGGAGTTCCGATATGAACGAATTTTACGATGGTGATGATGTTACCGAAGAAAAGGTAGTAAACAATAAATCAAAAGAAAGTGAAAGTGATATTCCTGTTAGATGGAAAGAAGCAACTACACAGATGGATTATGGAATTGATGTTCAAGCATCTTCCGTTTTGTTATTCGGTGAGATAATGGATGGTTCCTTGTATGATATTATTACTCGTATTCGTGCAATACTACACATGAGAAAGGATGATCATAAAAATGATCCAATTAACCTTATCATAAATTCAGATGGTGGTTCTGTATATGAAGCACTTGGTATTATTGACTATATTCAAAGTCTTGATGTTAAGGTAAATACTATTTGTAGAGGCAGAGCAATGTCTGCTGCTGCTCTAATTCTTTGTGCAGGAACTGGTATTCGTGCAGCTTCTCAATTCTCAACAATAATGTTCCATGAAATTAGTTCAGATATTTACGGTAAATCATCGGACATGAAGGCGAATGTTCAACACATGGAAAAATTGGAAGAAATACTTTTAGAAATATTGAAATCAAATTCAAACAAAGACATAGAGTTTTGGAAAAATGTTACAATAAAAGACTATTATATCACACCAACCGATGCATTGAATCTTGGAGTTATAGATGCAATAATTCCTCCAAAACACAAGAGAGGTTGATATGGTATTAACAATAATTTTATTATCAATATGTTTGGGTATATCTATTTTTGTTAATGTTAATTTAACAAGAAAGTTTGAACAGTTGGACCAAATGGCACAAGAAAGTGTTGATACACTATTAGAAAATGAAAAGTTTTTAACCGAATTAAGAAATAGAGTACGGTCACAACAATCATATTTAAGACAATTAGATAGGATTGGTTCATTTGAGTCAGACGATGAAACAGGATATTTCTTCAAAGAAATGAAAGATATTATGAATGATATTGCAGTTTACTTTGGTGAAAATCCAATAGACGATGAAAAGAAGAGTATTCTCGAAAGACCAAAATTTGATGCAACATTTGAAAAGGACTATTATTTATGAAACAGAAACGAAGTCCTAAAAAACCTAATGTTTACTTTACACAAGAAACAGAAGATGCTATTGTTCAATACAATACAAGTGATGACGATATACAAAGAAATATCATATACACTAAAAAAATTCATCCTGCATTCTACAAACTTGCAGAAATAATGATTCATAGATTTAAGTTTTACAATTTTGATGTTTCACACGAAGATGTTAAACATGAAGTTGTTGCTTTTCTCCACGAAAAAATTCATAAATACAAAGAAGAAAATGGTAAAGCATTCTCTTATTTTTCAATCGTTGCTAAAAATTATCTGATTGCTGAAAATAATAAAAACTACTATCATTTCAAGCGTAGTCAAGATATTGACGCAATAGATATGGAAAGAAATATTGTAAATGAAAAAGTTAGAATGGATTTGATTGAGGAGAGAAGGGATTTTATAGACTTATTCGTAGTTGTTGTTGAAAAATATCTACCATTATTATTTTCAAAGAAAAGAGATATACAAGTGGCAGATACCATATTGTATCTATTTAAGACAAGAGAAAACATAGAAAATTACAATAAAAAGGCAATATACATATTGATTAGAGAAAGAACTGGTATAAGTTCACAATACATAACTAATGTAATAACTAAGATTAAATTCATATACTCAAAACTATACAAACATTATAGAAATGGTCATAATATAGAAAATTTAACTTGGTATCAATTAGAAGATATTATTGAAAATTAAACTAATAATATCTGTATTTTAACAATAAACATATTTATAGACATGAACTTTGATGATGAAATATTCGGTAGTAAAAAATTCTCTGATTTATTGAAAGATATTTACGATAATCAGAAGAAAAAAGACCGTCAAATAAACCTTTTAATAGCAGATTTGAAACCTATGTTGAATAACATAAGTGATGCTGCTATATTAGTTCCAGCAATCAAAGATTTTATAGAAGTGTCAGTTAAGAATGATGAGCATTTAGTTAAATTGGCAGCGGTTATACAGCGTGCTATGAGTAATAAGGGTGAAGAAACCTCTTCGTTCTTGACTGATGAAGAAAAAGAAGCCTTATTAAAAGGTATTCAGGAAATTCAAGAAGAACAAGAGGATAATAACATTGGCATTGGATCCACAGAAAATATTGTTGAACGGGACGGAATACGAGATAGTTTCCGCGGAAGTAGTAAGAGTTGATTTTGATGGTAAAGACAAGGAAAAATTATACTCTATAACCTGTAAGCTAATGGGTGCTTATGGGTCACAATCTCCATACAACATCGTTCAAGCAAGAGCATTAGATGCTAATATAAAAAATATACCGATCGAAGGCGAGGTTGTAATATTGATGAAGGGTCCTACTGCATATAATAGTGCAAATAGAACTGGACAAGAATTTTACTACACGAATCCTGTATCTATACAAAGTTCTATTCATCATAATGGTATTCCTGGTGTAACTCAAATCAATACGGGACAAACACCTAAAAATGCTACTGCAAGAGAAAATGCCCGCGATGGTTTAACAAATCAAGTTGTAAATAGATTACAAGTTACAAAAACAATAGATGCTGGTTTTCCAGAAAGATTGGATGTTTACCCAATTCAACCATATTCAGGTGATATAATATTTGAAGGTAGATGGGGACAATCGATTCGATTTGGTTCAACAGTAGATGAAAGAAGAACATACCCACAAAAACCAAAATGGAAAAAAGGATTGGGTCAAACGGGAAACCCAATACTTATTATTTCTAATGGTACAAACCCAAAAGAAAAACCATATAATGAGTTCATAATAGAGGATCCAGATGATGATGATTCTGCTATTTGGATGACATCTGGACAAAACCTTCCATTCAAACCATCATCGGGCATAACACCTGCGATGGTAAACCGAAATGTAGATTTGTATAAAACCAATGAATTTGCAGGTAATCAAGTATTGATTGCTAGTGATAGAATTATTTTTAATGCAAGAAAACAAGAAATACTGGCATTTAGTAAAGAAGGTATTGGTTTATCTGCTGAAAAGGGTATAACTCTTGATGGTGGACAAGTAGTTGAAGTAGAATCACAAAGAATAAACTTGGGTATAAATGCGGTTTCTCCAGTTTTACTTGGAGATAGAACATTAGATTGGCTCAGTAAATTATGTGATGCTTTAATAGATGCAATGACTGCTATAACCCAACAAACTCACCCAACTGGAACAGGACCTTCTGGACCACCAATAAATGCGGGTGTTTTTAATGTTGTAAAGGGTGATTTACAAAGTTTAAGAGGCACATTAAAAAATTTACCAAGTGATTTAGTTTTTGTATGTGAAAATCCAGGTGGTCCATCTGCAAAAGAAACAAAAGAATCAAAACAGAGAGAAGAAAAAAAGGAAGGTTATGTAAAACCACCAGGTGAAACACCTTCTGCTTTTGAAAGATTAAATACACCAGTTGGTTTACCACAAGAAGAAAAGCCTGTGATAAATGTGGTTACTTTGATGACTGATATAAATAATGTTAGAGAAGAAAAAAGAAAACTTCTCGAAGAACTTACCGGAGAAACATTAAGTATGCAAAGTGATCAACCAAATGTAGAAACTGGCGGAACTGGTGCTACTGGCGGAACTGGTGCTACTGGCGGAACTGGTGCTACTGGCGGAACTGGTGCTACTGGCGGAACTGGTGCTACTGGCGGAACTGGTGCTACTGGCGGAACTGGTGGAGAAGAAATAATACCTGGAACACAAATACCATATATTTCACTTGGATTGAACAAAGAATTGTTAAAACAAAATGATGACGGTACATTTGACTATACTGGAAATGTAAGTCTAAAAAATAGAGAAGTAAATGGTCAAAATGTTAATTCAATTCCTATAAAATTTAGATATGTTTCTGGTAATTTTAATTGTTCTGGTATTGGTTTGACCAATTTAGAAAATTGTCCAAAAACAATAGGTGGAGATTTTGACGCTTCAGAAAATAGTCTCAAAACATTACAAGGTGGACCAACTGATGTTGGTGGAACATATAATGTATATCTGAATGACTTAACTTCTTTATCAGGCGCTCCTTCTGAAATTAAGAAAGATTTTGATGCGGCTGCAAATCCATTTTCTTCTCTTCAAGGAGGACCAACAAAAGTTGGAAGAAGTTATGATGTAAGTTTGTGTTCAAATTTAAAATCATTGGCAGGAATACCAAAAGAAATTCCTATGAATCTAGATATACATGATTGTAACCTAAATGATGATACTATATTTGATGGTGTTGAAATTCTTCGTGTTAAGAATATGATAACAGCTCACAAACAAGCTTCTGGAAAAATATTAAATGCAGAAGAAATAAAATCATTTACGGGTGCAAGATATGTTACAGTTACATAATTTTTATGGAGATTTTAAATGAGTGATGATGCTTCAAAAAATTTATTGTCAAAATACAGCGGTAAAACAACAGATCAATTAAAGAATGATGTTGCAAAACCATCTGCACTTGATAGTCTTTCCGTTGGTAATATAGAGAATTTAAAAGGAAGTCTTTTAAAAAATATTGGTGATGTTTCAAACTTGAAAAATTTATCAACATCAAATTTACAAGTATTATCTAAATCTTTCGGAATAAATCCAGTTGATTTTAAATCCATCATAAATATCACAGGTGAAATTGCAAGTAGTGGTATATTAAGTGGTGATAAAAATGCAATTAAAAAATATCTATTGAAACAATTAGAAATTGGAAATTTATTTAAAGTAGCTCAATCAGATATTGTTAAAAAAATGTTATCCGAAACATTTGGATTATCTATGCCAGATTTAGGTAATTTATTTAAGTCTTCGATAGAAATAAAAACTGTTTCTGATATTAAGAATATGGAAATATACAAGATACTAGATGATGTTTTCAAAGAAAAATTAGCAGCTGACAATGGTATAGATGTAAAATTATTAGATGGTGTAGTTTTTTGTTCAACAAAATTATATTCAAAACAAGAATCAGACCAAAAAGAAGGTGAAAATTTTGCATTAACCTTAAAAACATCCTTTGAAGTTTTTTTTGAACCAGATAGTATACAAAAAAATCCTGCAAACGATGAAGAAAAAAATTCAACAAAATTTTTAAATGATTTTGATAGAATAGATTATCGTGTTCAAAAAATTTCTGCTATTGCACTGGGTTACGGTAATAGTGAGGATTCTGTAAAAAAAATGTCAGAAGACATAAAAAAAATAAAAAAATTTATTGAATTGGAAAAACAAGAAAAGGCATTAAAGTCTGACTTAGTTAATCATTCAGTTCAACTCAGAGCTATTTCAAGTGATAATCCTGAATATTTGGAAGAATATTCTAAACAAGCAGGTGTAAGTAGCGATGCTGTTAGTGATATAATAAATACTGCACCAGATTTAGATTCTGAAATAGAAGACGATTTTTACAATGGTGAAGAAAATGAACTTGATACAACAGCAGATACTCATGTTTTACACCTAAATGTTGATCAACCACCGACTGATGTTGAAAGCCTTCCGATAAATATTATTGGTCTTGATTTGGCATTGTGCTTAAAAATAGAATCTACTAATGAATGGGATTACAATGGTGATTTAATAATTCAAGATGGATTTTTTAACTCATTTGCTGTAACAGAATTTCCTATAAAATTTAGAAAGGTAAATGGAAATGTGATAATAAATAAAAATGGACTTACAAGTTTAAAAAATATGCCAAGTATAATAACTGGCAATTTTAGTGTTTCGGATAATAAATTAACTACATTGGAAAATTTTCCAAAATCAGTTGGTGGATCAATAGACATTAGTAACAATACTATAACATCACTTACAAATTCTCCAGAAAGTTGTAATGGAACATTTAATTGTTCTAATAATAAATTAACTTCTTTGGAAGGATCTCCAAAATCTGTTACTGGTAATTTTATTTGTAATAAAAACCTTTTAGACGAAGACGGTTTTACAGGATCACCAACATCAATTTTGGGTGATATGATATGTACAGATAATTTTATAGAATCTTTTAAAAATGGTCCAGAAATATGGGGTAATCTTGATTGTAGAAGAAATAAAATAGGTGATAGTCAAGATTTATTTGGCGGAGGAAGTTTAATAGTTAAAGGCGATATATTGTTAAGCGAACAATTCTCCGATACAAAATTGGATGTTAATTTAATAAAAGAAAAAACAAGAGCTAAAAATGTTTTTATTTAATGAGTATAAGAGATAACTATGTTAGTATATGATGTTATACAAGAAGTCCCAGCAAACACCGTTAATTCAGGTTCTCGTTTGGTATTAGTAGAATATACACCAACAGATGAAGAAGTTGCAAACATATTATACGATACATCAGCCTATGATAATTCAGACAGAACATCACCAAGAGCATCAACAGGTGGTACTTCTGGAGTTACCGGTACTACTGGTGGAACTGGTACTACTGGTGGAACTGGTACTACTGGTGGAACTGGTGCTACTGGCGGAACTGGTAATAACAATGAAATTCCAGAAACAAAAAATGTAACTGTAAATGGCGTTACATATACGGTATACACACAAGGAACGGAAACTGGATCAGATGATAGTATTATTATAGATGGTGTTACATATAGTGCAAATGATTATATTCAAAGAAAAGAAGAAGAGGCAAGGAACCAAACACTTTTGAATGATGGTTCTGCTGATGGAAGTACGGGTGAAAAATATGATAAAAATAATCCAAATCCACAAGAAAATAAAAAAGTAGAAGTTGTTGAACCTTGTATTGAAAAAGGAGATACTAGTGGATCCGGTGCTACTGGAGGTGCTGGATCTACTGGAGGTGCTGGATCTACTGGAGGTGCTGGTGGGGGCACCGATGATACAACACCTATTGCACCGAGAGTTGTAAAAAAAGGAAAATATGGAACATTTAAGTCATCCACAAAAAATAAAAATGCACCACTTATTTTTGTTGTTGGTGGTGTTTCTTTACCTCCAAATTCAAGTCCAGGAACATCACCTGGCGATAATCCACAAAATCCGGATAAAAAGGAAGGATATATGTGGACAGGATTCGGAACTGCTAAAACTGGATATAATGACTTACAAGATTTTAATATCTATAATTGTATGACTTCACAAACCAGTAAAAGTGGTTGGTCTGAATGTGAAAAGATATTGAATGAACAAAAAATAAAACCATCAAAATATATTTTAGTAATATATTCTGCAGGAGTTGCCGGTGGACATAGTGGAGTTTTAACAGTAAAAACAGCAGATAAATGGGATCAAATACATATTTCTGGACCACCATTGGGTGATTTTGGTGTTGATGAAAAGAAATTTAATAGCTATTTGAAAACTATTGAAAAGGCAGGAAAAGATAAAGTATATTATTGGTGTGTTGGAACAGGAAATAAAGAAGGTGCTGCAAGAACAGATTGGAAAAAAAAGATTATTGATTCATTACCTGCAAGTAATGTGAATACACAAGTAGACAATCATTATCAACAAATTGAAGATGTATCACAAGGAATAAAAAAACTTGTGTCAGTTGAACAGGGAACAAAGGCAGAAGTTATTGTTACTGAACCTGTTAAGACTCAACCAATTTGTGACGATTTAACTAAATTGGATGCAAAGAAAAAGGCCAATGAGGGTCCACAAGGTGGAGCAGAAAATGTAACAGAACAAAGAGAAACATCAGATGGACAGCAGAAGGAGGCTGATCCAAAGGCACCAAATAAAAATGTTGAACCTGTTTATAGTGGAAAATTAAATCACAGATTCTATCAATATCCGATAGAAAATAATACTAAACCAGCAACATTACAAGAAATGTTGGATCCAAAAAAACCTTGGTACAAAAGATATTGGGCATGGAGATCTTCAGATTCTCCTGGCTATGGTTTACCAGAGAATGAATCTTTATTATCTGCTCCAGATGGCACTCCATTGGTTACATCGTTAATACCATATTGGCCACCACCAGAAAATGATGGAATTCCTGATACATCTAAACAACTTTTTAAACCAAAACCAACTGTTTCTGGAGAGTGGAAAAATTTAAGCAGTGCTTACAAAAAAATAACATCGGTATTTGATATACCAATAATACTAAATTCTCCAGATGTAGGTTTATTTAATAGTAAAATTGGATATTTGTTTGAACAAGGAAATGAACTTCACATGACAATTCCTTCATCACAAATTATACACAATAGAGGAAAGGGTGTTGGTATAGGAATTGCAAAGAATACAAACATTGAAAATAAACCTGATGCAAATTGGGGTGCTTGGTCGAGATGGGATGGATATTTTACAAAACATTGTCTTGATATAAATGGATTCAATACACATCCTGATATTGAAAATGTAAACAAATACCATGAAAATTTAATAAAAGCTGGAAAATTGGCAAATTATCCAGGAAATAAACAATGGAAACCGGATGAAATGTTAGCAGAATTATCACAAAATTCTGTAATAAAACCAAGTAAATTATGGTTTAATCACTTAAATGAAGAAGAACTGTTAAAAGATAAAGCCGATTGTGCAATTTTTGTAGTAGATTATCATATAAATAAAAACGGTTCACTAACAGAAGCTGGTAAAAAATTAGTTTCACATATATTAAATAAATTAAAATGGAAAATGGCAACAATATCAACTGTTAGTTACCATAATATGACTGATAATATTTTTAGAGTTGATGTTTTACCATATATGGATTCGTCTGGTAATTTAATAACAATAGGTGGACAAATAAATTCAAATAAACCGGATCCATCTATGGCACAAAATGCAACAATATCTGTTAAAAAACAATCACTATATGATATTGCAAAAATAAATGGTGATAGTTGGGTAAATGGTGCAATATTTATTACAAATATGAAAAAATTACCAAAAAGTGATTTTAGAGAAGGTGAAAATTTAGAGTCAAAACTTTACGAATCTGAAATATTGACCTCGTATAAGGAGAGAATAGGAAAAACAAATGAACAATTAAATTCTATTCTGTATGATATAGTAAAAGACATTTTGGCAGTAGAACCAGATCCACCACCACAACCAGATCCAGTAGTAACTGGTAATCAATCAAAAGATGCTGCTGATGGTAATTTACCATTTACATTAAGAGGTGGTAATGCCTATAAAAAATGTCAGCCATGCACAAGTAACGATATTGGTGGTGCTGCAACATCTGTATTTACCGGACAAGGTATTTATACAATAGGTGGTTCATTTCCTGATACCGGAGCTGAAGCTGGAATATGGGATCCAGTCGGAGATCAATTAAAAGATTTTATGAGAGGATCTGGTCAAGCTGAACTTTCTGGAGCAGAAATAATATCCGGAGGAGGAATGACAACTGCTTGGAGAGGTACATACACGATGGGTCCAACAAGAGCTTGTGGATCAAAACATAGTGCAGGTTTGGCAAATGATTATCGATTTAAAATAAGCAAATTGTTTCCAAAAGCAGCAACTGGAGCCGGAACAGGTGAAAATCCTAATCTTCTGAAAAGTTCAACCTTTATGAAAATAATGAACTCTTTTGCAAGTAGTAAAGGGTTAGGATGGGGTGGGAGCTGGGGCAATCAAACTGCTGCTCTTGCAACTCAACCTTGGGGTATTGATTTGACTGGCATTAAAGATGCAAAAGGTAAAGTGATTGCTACAGATTCAAGTGAAGTACATCACTTGGAAGTGAAAGGTGCAGATACTAAAAGATTTTTTGCACCATATAGAAATTCTCTAAAAACAAAATATAATAAAGATTATACAACTCTTCAAAATCCAAAAGATATAGTTGAAATTTATGAATATGGTTTAGGTCCAGAGGCAAATTATCTTGCATGGACACAAGGATTTAGTCAGTTTCGTAGTGGTTGTAGAAGACCAAAAACAAACCAAAATTGGAATGGTAAATATGGTTCATCAGATAAAAGTGTAGGAACTGGAACAGATAAGACTAATTCAAAAAATTGTAACATATGAGTTTTGTATAATTTAACGATATTTTTTCATTTTGATAATTATTAGAAACAATTATAGGTAATTAAACAATGGATAGCAAAAAGTTTTTTTCACAAATTCGTTCAATAATACGAGAAGAAATAGAGTATGCATTGGACAAGAAAATAAAGAATGGTAAAAAAAGTGATGTTGATACAATATCACATGGTATGTCATTATACAAAGAAACAAATAAAAAAGTTTCAGAAAATACTACACCCAAAAAGAAACCATTAAATTCAAATTTTAACTCTATAAATGATATTCTTGAAGAAACCCGCAGAACACTACAAGAAAGTTCAGACATGGAACAAGAATTTAGTTTTACTGCTGATATGGCTGAAGGATTTGGTTATCAAAGAGGAAATACACCGATACCACAAGGTTATTCACAATCGGAAATTCCAACAGAAGTAATGTCTGCATTAACAAAAGACTATTCTGCTCTTATGAAAAAAATTGATGAAAAGAAAGGGAGATAACTTTGGCAGCAACATTTAGAAGAAAAAGAACTGTATTATTAAATGAAGGTGATGCAAATATAAAAAATGCAAAACCTATTGGTGTAACTATACCATTTAATAATCCATCTGGAATATTTTTTCAAAGTTATACAAATAGAATACAAGTGTTTTCAAATTTAAAAAATTTGTTAATGACTGCAAAAGGTGAACGATATATGCTTCCTGATTTTGGAACAGAATTAAAATTTATTCTGTTTGAAAATATAACAACTGAGGAAGATTTTTTGGATAGAATAGACGGTACAATACGGGATGCAATAAGTACATGGATGCCTTATATTTTAATAGAAAACTTAGAGGTTAAATTAAATCTAAGTGAGGATGGTAGGGTAGACGAACCTGACCATGCTATAGGAATATCATTATCTGTAAAAATATCTGGTACAAACATATATTTGCCAATACAGATATTTATATCTACTACCGGAAATTTACAAATAGAAGAGGCGTTGTATAATGGCTGATTTAATAAAAAAGGATATTCGTTACTTATCAAGAGATTTTGCATCATTAAAGCAAAATCTTATTGATTTTACAAAAAATTATTTTCCAAATACATATCAAGACTTTAATGAAACATCTCCTGGTATGATGTTTTTAGAGATGGCAGCATATGTTGGCGATGTTCTTTCTTATTATACGGATGTTACATTACAAGAGTCTTTGATATTACATTCTTCTGAAAAAACAAACATATTAAATCTTGCACAATCACTTGGATATAAACCAAAAAATAAGATTGCATCTAATGTAAAATTGGATATTTTTCAAATAGTTCCTGCAAAAACGGTTGATGGTCAAATAGTTCCGGATTATTCTTATGCATTTTCAATAGAACCTGGAATGGTTGTTGGTGCAAATAATGGAAATGCAGTTGAATTTAGAACAACAGACTATGTTGATTTTAAGTTTAGTAGTTTAATAGATCCAACAGAAGTAACACCTTTTGAAGTTGATGTTAATGGTGAAGTTTTATTTTGGTTATTGAAAAAATCAGTAAATGCAGTTTCTGGTGTTATTAAAACTGTTGATTATGAATTTAATGATCCAAAACCTTATGATAAAGTTGTTTTAGATGAAGCAAATTTGATAGATATTTTGTATGCAATAGATTCGGATGGTAACAAGTGGTATCATGTTCCGTTTTTGGCACAAGATACTATATTTGAGCCAACAATAAACATATCGAGAAATGATAAATTTTTAAGTAAATATAGAGAAGAAACACCCTATCTATTGAAATTGAGAAAAGTTTCAAGAAGATTTGTTTCAAGACAAATAAATGATCAAAAATTTGAAATACAATTTGGTGCAGGTGTTTCTGATTTAGACGATGAACTGTTAATACCAAATCCAGATTTAGTTGGTAATTCACTTTCTGGAATTGAAACATCAACATCAGTCGATATTGATCCATCAAATTTCTTGTATACAAAAACTTACGGTCTTGCACCAAATAATACAACATTAAAAATGTATTATACTATCGGTAGTGGTGTTCAAGATAATGTCACAAGTGATGTTTTAACAAAAATACAATCAAGAACAATATTACTAGATGAAACTGGTTTAGATTCTATATTGTATCAACAGGCAATATCAAGTCTTGCAGTAACTAATCCAAATCCATCAAGTGGCGGCAAAACTGGTGAAGATATAAATGAAATTCGTCAAAATGCACTTGCATATTTTGCTTCACAGAATCGTGCAGTAACAAAAGAAGATTACATAATTCGTGCATATAGTCTTCCATCAAAGTATGGTTCTATTGCTAAGGCATACATAACAAAAGATACGCAATTAACTACTGAATCCATATTCAATAGTGACAGAATACAAAATGATTTGGCATTAAATTTTTATGTACTAGGATATGACGGTAATCAAAAACTAACAACGGTAAATGATGCAACAAAAGAAAATTTGAAAACATACCTAAATTATCATAGAATATTAACGGATGCTATAAACATTAGAGATGCTTACATTTTAAATATTGGTTTGGAATTTGATATAATAACATTTCCTGATCAAAATGGAAATCAAGTAATTCTAAGATGTATCGATAAACTAAAACAATATTTTGACATAAAAAAATGGCAAATAAATCAACCAATAGTATTGAGTAATGTATTCACAGAATTAGATAAAGTTGAAGGTGTTCAAACAGTAGTTGATGTTAAAATAAATTCACTATATGATCAAACACTTGGATATTCAAAACATGCATATAATATACAAGAAGCAACAAAAGATGGTATAATTTTTCCATCACTTGATCCTTCTATTTTTGAAATAAAATATCCCGATAACGATATTATTGGTAGAGTGAGGGCATTTGGATGATTTACGCTCTTTATGCACAGAAAGATGCAACAATATACGAAAGAACTGAAACTAAAAATACCGGATTGGATTCTTTGTTAGAACTATCTCACGAATTAGTTGGTAGTTCTTCAAAGTATAATAGTAGAATATTGATGAAATTTGATTTTACAGAAGTTCAAGAAAGAATCAATGCTAATAAAATTTCACAAAATGCTAAATACTATCTATCAATGAAATCCGCATATGTTGCTGAAATTCCACAAGAATATACTGTTTATGCTTATCCATTAAGTTCTTCATGGACAAACGGAACCGGTAGATTTTTCAATACACCAGTTACAACAGACGGTGTATCTTGGAGATATAGAACAGCAAAAAGTGTTGGAACTGAATGGGATATACCACCTACTATTTCAAATTATGAATGGGACACCCTATCACAAACATGGGTTGATGCAAATATTCTATTTGGCGTAAATCTTTCGGCAAATGTAACATCATCATATTGGTCAAAAGAAGGTGGTGGAACTTGGTGGGATTATGATAATCTTGAATGTACACAATCATTTTCATTTGAATCTTCCGATTTGTACATGGATATTACTCAAATTGCTAAAAAATGGGTAACTGGATCTGGAAGATTTGAGAACGATGGTCTTATATTAAAGTTTGGTGATGAAATTGAGGGTTCAACTCAAACATTAAACAGTCTACGATTTTTTGGAACAGATAGTAATACAATTTATGTTCCAAGAATTCATGTAATATGGGATGATTCTACTTTTGTAACAGGAAGTTTATCACAAATATCTGTTGATAATTTAAACATAAACCTTAAATTAAAAAAATTCTATTCACAAGATGAAAAGGCAAGAATAAGAATTTACGCTAACAAAAAATATCCACAGAAAAACTATACAACACAATCGTATCAAACTATAAATTATTATTTACCATCTTCGTCATATTATCAAATTTTAGATGCACATACAGACGAAGTGATAATACCATTTGATACAGTCGGTACAAAAATTAGTTGTGATGGAACAGGTAGTTATTTTAATGTTTGGATGAACTCTTTTCAACCAGAAAGATTTTACAGAATTGCATTGAAAGTGGAAACAGATGGTGGAGATACTGTTCAGATATTTGATAATAATTACTACTTTAAGGTTACGAGATAATTATGATTAAAAGAGATGAAATGACACATCAAATAATATCTTATACGGAAGATAGTATAAATAAAAATGAAGGATTTATTGAAGTTCCTGTAATTGACGGTAGATACCTAAGAGGTGAATTTACTTACATAGTTGATAATAGATTTAAGTCACTTCCAGATGCAATTTCATCCGAATCAAATTTATTCAGAAAAATAAAAGAAATAGAAAGACAGGCATTAACACCAGGTGGATTATCTGCTATGGTAGGTAGTTCGGTTGGGTTAGATTCATTAACACCTGACCAGAAAAAAGAACTTGCTAAACAACAATTTTTGAAAGATTTGGGTAATTTAGTAAATGAAGATTCAAATTCAACTATTGCAATGCAGGCAAAAATAGAAACTCTCAAAGATGAAATTAGTAGAAAAGATTCTATAATAGATGATCAATTACAAACTATATCTAAGTTTGATACAGTAATATCAGCTGTTTCATCGGAAAGAGCACAGGCATCCTCACGAGCTGATTCACAAAGGGATGCAACTATTGCTATGCAAAAACAGAATGATGAAAAATTATTTAAAATGGAAATTGAAGTTGAAAGACAAAGAAAAGAATCTGCTAAAGCGGCAACTGATCTTAAAACAGCACTTGTTGATAATATAAGTTCACAAAATAGAAAACAAGATACACAAATAAATAATTTACAGGCACAGACAACACAGCTTTCTTCTGCTGTAAATAATATAAATGTTGATAATCAAAGACAAGATGGTGAAATACAGCAAGCAACAACTGTTGCAGGTGATGCAAGACAACAGGCGAATATAAGTGCCGTTAAGATTAACGAAGCAAATACAAGAGTTAGAAATGTAAAAGATACCGATAGTTCTAAACAGGCTATTGATAAGATATTCCCAATATAATAATCTGGTTAGGGTTTTTAATGGCAAATTTTGAATATAAAAATTTAGAAGAAATTCTATCGGCAAAAGATCCAATACGAGGAACAAGATTTTATGTTCCAGATATAAACAGACGATTGGTTATTCCTGCACTATATCCAGCAGATGATATTGGTAATCCAACACGATTAGAGCTTCATGCATTCTTACCAAATACTGCATATATCGATGGTGCAACTTTATACGATATTCCATTTCAAATAGAAAAAAGAAATGAAATAGTGGAAGGTGCTCAAGTAGAAAGAAGTTATGTTTTAGTTGATGTTCATAAACATTTACAACAAGACTTAAATTTACCACCTGGATCATATAAAGTTGTTTACAACTTTTTTAGAGACATTATAGGTGGTGCATCCAATCCAAATAGAATGTTCATATCTGATATTTCTGCGGATAGAAAAGAATTAAGATTATCATTAAAGAATCCAGAGAATGAACAATCCTTACAGGATTTAAGACAATTTGTATTGGCATATTTTTCTTCAATGGTTCATCAACCACCTATTGTATTAAACTTTGGTGAAAACAAAATTGTAGATGTTGTAAATGTTGCTTCAGATGGTAACTCTACACATTTTTATGTTAAGTTGTATGAAGAACTGCCAGCAGATTTAGACTTATATTATGAATGTTGGGTTGGTAGTCAAATATTGAAACCTTGGATTGACAATGTTTTAATATTAAGAGAAGATGAAGTAAAGAAAATACCATTTGTAAAAGGACCAAATTTTGAAGTTGATTATGATTATTGGGTTACAACTGAAACTCAGTATAAATCTTGGAATGATATATTATCATCAAATCTTCAAACATCACAAGAAATATTAAACCGATATATTACTAATAGTGGAAGTTCCGTTAAACTAAATGTTGATTTTAGAGAATTTCAAAACTTTATTGTATATTCTTCCGCAGAAGAAAGATTGGCAAATTTCTTTTACAAAGTTGAATTGATTGAACACTATAATGGTGAACTTGATTTATTAAATTCATACACCGGTTCAGTATCAACTAATAAAATAAATGTAACAAATTTGCGTGATAAAGTAATTGGTGGTTTTGATGATTTTGAAAAATGGTTGTATTATGAAACAACTGGAAGTAATTACTATACTTCACAGGCGACTGCATCAATAACTCCATATCCAAAATACGAAGTAACATCTTCCAATTATAGTATATCAACAAAAGAAGGTGCATATAAACTATATTCTGTTTCTTCAAGTGATGCATTAGATTGGTATTCAAACTTAATGGATCTTGCAACAGACTATGATATGCACAATCATAGTGGATTAAGTTATGCAATTCCAGAACATCTAAGAGATTCTGGTGATAACGAACAATTCACAACATTTGTTAATATGGTTGGACAACATTTTGATATTTTATATCTTTATACCGATCATATTTTAAAAAAGAATTTAAGAGAAGAACACCCAAAAGACGGGCTTTCACAAGATTTAATATTTGAAACAACAAAAAATTTAGGTTGGACTTTATCACATGGAACACAAGCAAAAGACCTTTGGGAATATGCTCTTGGTGTGAGTGGCAGCGGTTCACCAATTTGGACTGGAAAAAATACGGTTGGTAAATATCTTGCTAAATCAGAAGAAGAAAGAACAAAAGAAGTTTGGAGAAGAATATTAAACAATCTTCCTTATATTTACAAATCAAAAGGAACTGCAAGAGGAATAAAGGCGTTGTTATCTGCATATGGTATACCACAAACTATTCTTTCAATAAGAGAATATGGTGGACCAGATAATGCAGATTTGGGCGTAGTTCCAAGAACAGAATGGGAAAAACATACATATTATTTGAATTTTTCTGGAAGTTATCCACTACCAACAAGACAACATTATGTAAGTGTTCCTTGGGAACGAGTAAATAATGAACAAGGTAGTTGGCAATATCCAGATACAATGACTTTCCGTTGGAAGATGGAACCAAATAAATTGTATGATTATTCTAAGGATCCGGAACAAACATTGTTACAGAAAATGTCAGGCAGTAGACTTGATTGGTATGTAACCATGAATAAAAATGGAACTGATGTAGAAAAGGGAACATTGACTTTATATTTGGGTAATGGTACAACTTATGCTACAGCTTCTATAACAGATGAATATTTTTATGATGATATTCCATTGAATCTTTATTTCGGTAGAAGGTATTCTACTGATGATACTGCATCTAATCAAATATATGATTTGATTGTAAAGACTGCAAAATATGGTAAACTTGCAATAGAAAAATCTGCAAGTATTGTTGTTACTGGAAGTTTAAGTGGTAGTTACAATCGTTCTTGGTCATCTGATGGTATTCTATACATAGGTTCGGGATCAAATCCACAGACAAATAAAATTTTGTCTGGTTCAATATATGAAATGAGATATTGGTCAAGAATATTAAATACATCATCATTTGATAATCATGTTCTTGCCGCTCGTGCATATAACGGTAATACATCAACATCATCTTTCTATGATTTACAGACACAATGGAAGTTTTGGCAACCGTTTGATATTGCAGTTACAACAAGTTTAGCAAGTTCTCATCCAGACCAAAATAAAAAGACATTTTATAGTTCTTCAAAAAATGCTTATTTTTCCAATTTTAATTCTGGTGCATTTGAGTCTATTGTAGAAACATACAATATGGAAATTGCAACTGTTGCAAATAATACACCATTTAGTGAAAAGGTTAGGATAGATTCTGCATCATTGATTTCTGGATTAAAAGTTGATGAATCATTTGCTGTAACATCATTTGATAGATACTCTATTGATTCAAATAAATTGATGGTTGCTTTTTCTCCACAACATATTATTAACGAAGATATTTATGAGTCGATAGGTAATGTTGCTATTGATGATTTCTTCGGTGAATATTCATCTGTTAATTCTGATGAATACCCAAGATTAAAGTGGTTTGCTAGAGAATATTGGAAAAAATATCCTAACAAAAATGATTTTACTGCTTATATTCGTTTGATTGCACAATATGATTTTGGTATATTTGATCAAATACGCCAAACATTACCACTCAGAACAAATGAAATAGTTGGTTTGGTAGTAGAACCGAATATTTTAGAAAGATCAAAAGTAAAAGTAAACAGAGAATTTTCTGCAGAAAAAGAAGTAGTTGTTGATACCAATGACATATCAAAATTACCAAAACCAAAGGCATCATATCGTTCAAATCGAGGAACTGTATTAGTTGGATTTGACGAAAATTTTGGAAGTAATATTGAAGATATTTCGGGTGAATATGAAGTTGTAGATGATGTAGTTGCTGAAATTCAAGATATTGAAGGTGAAAGAAATATTGTTTACAAAACAATCGGTAATTACAATCAAACAAAAACAAAGATAAATGTTTTTAATAAAGATTTGGTTGCTAGTTTCAAGGAATATAAAACAAATTTATCTGCAAAAATTAGTGCAATAAATACAGGTATACTTTCCTATACAACTTCACTATTGACATCTGTATCTATAAGAGCAAGGGCATCGTTAAGTGATGGAACATCAAATGTTTCGATAATACCAATTCCTATAACACCAACAACTACATATAGAAGAGACAATATTGTTAAAGTTACTGGAACAGTAGATAATGGATATGGTCCAGGATGGGATATTCAATTAAATGATAAATCCAAATATACTGCGGTTTTCAATCAAGTTGGAACAAGTAGAAGTGACGGTTACTATAAAAAATATAACTTCTTTTACAGTAGTGCAGCCAATTACAATTCAAATATTTATAGTTCGTCATCCCTATCTGATGCTGAACACATAAACTCTGATAATTTACCATTAGGTATACAAAATCATAGATTTGCAGGTTCAAAACTTATTGGTAAAAATTTAGAAGGTATAAATGATATACCTATACCATCTGTAACACCTGACGGTGGACCAATAGTTGAAGTAAATGTTTTAACTGGTTCACCAAATCAACTAATAGGAATAAAGAAATATTCCAGTTTAGTCAAAAAAGATTGATAAAATATTGGAATGATATATTTATTATAGTAAATAATTTTTTTCATAGGAGTATAATATGGGTTATTTAAACAACAGCGTTATTACCGTAGACGCAATTCTTACAAAAAAAGGTCGAGAACTTTTAGCACAAGGCCGTGGTAATTTTAATATTACACAATTTGCTTTGTCTGATGATGAAGTTGATTACGATTTATGGAATCCTTCACATCCAGAGGGAAGTGACTATTTCGGTTCAGTTATAGAAAATATGCCAATTACAGAGGCAATTCCTGACGAAACACAATCAATGAAATACAAATTGATTACACTCGAAAAGAGTACAGTAGCAATCCCTTATATCAATTTTGTTAAACCAGGTGGAACTTCTATAACAATAAACTATACAACACAACCTACAACTGGAACAACTATTGAATTTGAAACACTTCAATATACTGGTCAAATTGGTGGTACTCAATTACAGAGTCAAACATACTCTGCTACAATTTTAGATACTACTTATATTGATTTACAACCAGTTGGTGCAGGTTCAGGTGTTAGAACAAGTATTTCTGGTAATTCAAAAACTATTTCTGGATTATCATCAGTAGATGCTCAAACAAATGTTGTTAGACTTGCATTATTGGGTAAACCAATACAAGACATCATCAATGGATCATCTAAATCTACAAAAGTTATTATTACAAATGAGTTATATGGTTCACGATTTGTGCTTCCTGTAACATATACTAGATAATGTTTTTTTGCATTAAAATATAGGATATAAAATGGCTGACAGAATTTTTCGTGCAATAGAACCACTTGGAATACAACCTATAATTGCATCATCATCTTTTATTACTCCGTTATGGGGCACAGGAACTTCCGAGTTACTGACATTTTTTACAAGTTCTACACAGACAACTTCATCACAAGATTATTATTATGAAGTTTGGGGATCCGCTTCTTTGTCATGTGATGATGAAAGAATGTTTTCTGTTGCATACGGACATATAAGCGGTTCAGGTTCAACATGGGCAGGTGGAAGTGACGCCAACAAAAGCGATACACCTTCAACTTCAATATATTCACAATACAAATTGATGTGTTTGGATGGAGACGAAGGGGGATTAAAATTATCTGGTTCAAATACTCCTATGACAGATTTTTATGTAATCAATATAAATCGTAATAAATTTGGTGATAAACTCGATCCAGGCAACTTCCAAATAAACATCGCAGAATTGAGTGGTAGTTCTGTTGTAAATAATGTTCATACTGGAAGTAATGTTAAAGTAAAACCAGGTGCAACTATAATATCATTGATAGATGATTCCGGTGACGGCAATAATAGATTGGAATTAGATACGGTATCTGCAAAACCAAGATATGTTGTTAGTGGAACACTCGAAGGTGGTATCTACAATCCAAGTGCACCACATTGCTACGGTATCGTATTCCCAAGTCAGGGTGCAATCCTATTATCAGCCGATAAATTAAATTTATCTGCATCATTTAATACTGTTACTGGAAGTAATATTGATGGTGATAATGCTTTCAAATTATTTACTGCTATTAGTGGTGCTGCCGCTACTGCAAGTAAAGGATTTACTGCAAGGTCTGTTTCAATAAAGAATGAATCATTCTATTTCGTAAGAGTCCCTTATGGTCCAATGGCATCAAATAATCCAACATGGGCATATTCAAAGGGAACATCCGATGCAAATGGTAATGATATATCTGGAAGAGTGATAAATACAACTTGGGAATCACAACCAGTTGTTTATATTACATCTGTTGGACTATACAACAGTTCTGGAGATTTGATGGCGGTTGCTAAGTTAAGTAAACCAATCAAAAAAACCTTAAATAGTGAATTAACAATTAGTGTAACCCTAGAGTATTAAAATTATGAGTGTTTTTTCTTTTAAAAAGTTTACATCAGATTCAGTTCAAACCTCACAAAGAGAAGTAATAACTGCTCCGTTATGGTCAAAACAACAGGCGGCACTATCTCAAATGCATTCTAGTTCTGCACAATCTGATAATGAAAAAAGATACTATTATGAAATATTTAATAGTCAATCAAATTTACAAGGTGCAGAATCACAGTTTGCTATTGCTTATGGTGATGCGGCTGGTAGTGGATCTTCTACCGGTTCATTTGGTATGAACATATATGATTATCCAACAAAGGCAGTATATGCACAATATAAACAATTACTTTTGAATGCAGGTCAAAATTTATTCAAGTTTTCAAATGATGAAACATCAGAATACATCTATGTAGTAAATGTAAACCGTGCAAGATTTAAAGATAGAATGAACACCAATACATGGCAATTAACATTAGCTGAAATGTCTTCGTCTGGTGTTGCAATATCCTCCTCAAATAAAGTATTTACATTGATTGACGATTCAGGTGCACCTACTACTGAACTTGCAACGCAAGGCGGTAGAGTGTATTATATTAGAAGTGGAAGTATAAATAATGGAATCTATACAGCAGATACTACTCCTTGGGGATTATATTATCCTGATTTTGGTGTTATTGTTCTGAATGGTAGGGCATTAGATGCATCTGCTTCATTTGCAACTAAGCGTAGTCCTGCAACTGGTAGTGGTGACAATTCTGCATTCAAATTGGTAACATCGATAAGTGGTGCAATGTCATTAAATCCAGTATCTCATTCATTCCAAGGTTCAACAAGTGAAGTTGTTGCATCTTCTTATTATTTTGTAAGATTACTTAATAATGAGTTTAACTTTACAAACAATCCAAGTTTCTTTACAGGATCAAATCAGTTGAAACACACAAGAATGTATGATGATCCAAAGGTGTATGTTACTACCGTTGGTTTATATGATGATTTTCAAAACTTATTGGCTGTTGCAAAATTAAGTCAGCCGATAGAAAAATCATTTGATAGAGAAGTTGTTATTAAAGTTAAACTCGATTATTAAGGTAATACATGGAAGATTTATTTAGCGATATAATTTTAAGCGTATTGAATGCGGCAAATACTGCTGTTCAAAATAGACAATTATCTACATTAGAATTACAAGTTTCTGCTATCGATGCGGAGATAGATTCATTAGATGCTCAAATTGCAGATTGGAGATCAAGTGGAAATGATACTATTGCTGATAATCTTCAACTACAAAGAAATACCTTAAATGAGTTTAGAATAATATACAACATATTTGCACAATATCTTCGTGATACAAATGGTGGTGCAACAAAACAATATTCTGATTGGATAGAAGAATTTAATAATATTTTAGGTGGAACACCTGCTGATTTAATATCTAATAGAAATCCTAATTGGTATAACTATATCGATACTGATAACGATGGTTCCATAGATTCTTCCAATAATTTAGGAAATTGGTCATCTGCATCAACAAACTCTGCGATAATTTATAGAAGACTTCGTTCATTAGTTAGTGTTGGAAGACAACAAACTGTTCAACAATCTATATTAGTTCCAGCTGTTCCACAAATGAGTGGTGGTCAAGGTGGTGCAGGTGGTGTTAGTTCAAGTTCACTAACAGGAACTTTACCAACTGGTTTTACTTCTGGAGTAGGTGGACTTACATTTCAACCAGAATGTTATTTTTATTTTGATGTTCAAGAAAGATCTGTTCCTGGAAATCAATCACTTGGTAATAAAATACAAGTAAAAGTAAAGGGAAAGGATTATCTAATAGAACCACCATGTGAATTGTGGTTAAATGTTTATAGATGTTGTAATACTAACATTGCACCATACATAACTGCGAATCAAAGATACTCTGTAACAGGTGGTTGGAAGAAATTAACAACTGCTGAAGTTGCATATAAAGTTGAAAAATGTTCAAATGGAAATGATAAGTTAATATACAAATATTACTATGATGTTCCAGGAATGGTAGAACAAGTAAACTCTATTTTAAGATTTTCACAAATTCCTGTTTTAGAAAATGGAAATGTTGTAAATAGAAATCTATTGGATCATATAAATGATAGAATAGAAGCTGAAAGTGGATATAATTCAAAGGTCGGTAAGAAAGCAACACTTGTAAAGGATATAAATTCAATATGTCCTACTTTCGGCCAAGAACCACCTGCTAATATAATTCAACCTGGTGCTGTTGGTTTTACTCTTAATGGTTTGTTGCAAGAAAGGGGTCCTAATGGATTCTATACAACTTCTGAAACAATCTTATTAACAAATACTAATGGTAATTGGCTTGGAAAATTAGAGGCGATAATAGTCGGTGCATATAATCAACAGACACAAGAAAAAAAATACATAAAAGGTGCTGCTGATTTAATAACCAATATTTCAGCATTTAACGGATTTGAGACAACAAATTATCCATTTGATATAAGTAAATTACCACAAGGAAGATTTATTGCTGCTGTTGAAGCTGGTTGTGGTGGACAGACTGGATGTGGTAATGTGGATTTCAATGGAAATTTTGTTGCAGACTGTGAACTACCATATCAAAACTTTGTTAATCCAAATACAGGAGAAACATTTCCATCATTTAACTGGCTAATGGGTTTAAGGGATGGAGTTGATTGGCAAGATATTGCAGATGACTTGAATCCATTTGATCAACAATCTCAAACATTTTTAAATTTAACATCAACTGTAAATACTACATCAAATGGTGAAGTAATTGAGGTGGTTGGTGCTGCTAAATTTAATAGAAATAGTCCAAATTTTGTAACAAGAAATATTGGACCTATAAATGTAAACAGAGTTCCGTTGGATAATGATCCATGTTTTACTGGAACAGAAACAGTATTCAAAACATTCTTAAAAAGAAGAAAGAAAATATTCTTCGATGTATTATGTGCCGGAAAGAGAATAATTTATATTGCAAAAGATTTGGTAACTACCAAAAATATAAACAATGGTGATAAATTAGAATATCCCGCAAATGCATCCGAACAAGAGCGTGCAGAATTAAGAGGACCTTATGCCTTAGATTTGATACTAAGGTCTATACAATTTGGTGGAATAACTTCTCGTTCTAATATACAATTAGAAACAAATCCTAATTCGCCAAATTATGGTCAATTTTATTATTGGAATTTAGTTGAAGCCCCATATATTGATAATTTTGGCGTAGGACAAATTACTTCGCTTGATTCAATTCAGTTAGATGAAGAGCGTGTAGGTTGTGCAACTGAAAGTCAAGAAGAAGAGTGGATAGTTGATCCAACGAATCCATGTGGTTGTATTGAAATACAGATATTAACACATTATCTAAATTACCCATCGATAACATATAAGAATCCTGTTACTGGTAAAGTAACTGAAATTCCAGCTACTAAAAAATTAAATAAGAAATTTTATCCAGTTCCTAATCCAAATCCTTATGGAATTGCAGAAGGACAGAGTGTTGGTGAAACAAGACCAAAGGAAGATTGTGAAAACAGACCGGTGAGAATACACCACCCATTCCTTTTTGGTGCAGATGTATTAACTGGTGTAAAAACAGATTTGATTCGTGGTTTATTCAATACATCACAATCATTAGATTGTTATTTGACAAGTTCAACTCAACCAACTGCATCTAAATCATATTATTATGATATAACAGATTGTGAAGGTTGTGGTAAAAAATCATACTATGCAGTTGCTTATGGACATCAAGAAGGTTCTGGTTCACTTGCATCTGGATATGATGCAGCTGATAGTCCTGCAAGGGCAATATATTCACAATATAGATTGCTGGCACTTGAAGCGCCTGATAAGTATTTTACATTCTATAATGTTCCTTTGATTCAAGAGGCACAAGAAACATCTTCTTTGTGGAATCCAAAGGATATTTATGTAATAAACTTTTATAGAGATGGATTGAGCGATAAACTTGATTTAGGTAATTTCCAAATAAATCTTGCTCAATTAAGTGGTAGTCACTATGCAAATAATGTTCATACTGGTAGTAATGTAAAAGTTGCGGGTACAAGTGCTAAAATACTTTCATTGATAGATAATTCAGGCGATGCTAACCAAACATCGTTCTGTGTTGAGGATCCATATAGTTATTATGAGATAGTAAGTGGTAGTCTTTCGGAAGGAATATATCCTGCTCAAACAGGATCTCAATATGAAGTTTATGGTAAAGTATATCCAAACTTAGGCGTTATTGTTCTGAATGGTGCACGATTGAATGATTATTTGAATTTCAATAGTGTTAGCGGCAGTAATATTGCTGGTGATAATGCTTGGAAGTTACATACATCTATAAGTGGTGCGGCTGCTCTTGGTTATCCTATGAAAGCCAGAAATGTTAGAAGAAAAACAACAAATCATTACTTTGTTCGTGTTCCGACTACCGAGGCAAACTATACAACAAATCCAACTTTTGTTATTGATAGTGGAGACAAAAAGGGTTATCTCAAATATGAGTGTTTTATACAAAATCCAATTACTTACATAACAAGTGTTGGTTTGTATAACGAGAAAAAAGAATTACTTGCTGTTGCTAAGTTAAGTAAACCAATACAGAAATCACCACAAAATGATGTTCTAATCAAAATAAGATTGAGTTGGTAATATGTATACAAGAGAACAGATAATATCAACACTAGCAACAAAAGTAGTATCAAGAGTTCCAACATTTCCGGCATATTTACAACAAACATTAGATCCTGGAACATTGACAGAAGAAGATTTTTTTCTAATAAATGATCCAGATCCAAATGTTACGAATGCAATATTTTCGATAGTAGTGACAAATTCTGCACAGATATTCTTAGACACAATACGAGATAATAAATTTCGTGTTGCAAGTGAAATAGATGGTGAATTGTTGTTAAAGGCATTAGATGATGCGTTAATATCACTGGATAAAACTAATACGGACATTGTTGCTGAAATCAGAAGAACTTTGAAGGATGTTCCAGATAGTTTTTTTGATAAAAATTTTGTTAATAACATTTAAGGTTGGTTTTAAATGATAGGATCTTTACAAATAAATAAGTTTGTATTGGAATTGCTAAAACAATATGTGCAGTTTCAAATAGATGAACAATTTCCGCCAACTGATAAAATAATAATAGTAAACGAAACTACTCCAAAATCCCCAAGACCATTGATAACTTTCATAAATGATGGTTGGAGTTTAGAAGATTTACCAAGTTTTATTTACAAAAAAATACAAACAGAAACAGATTACATTGGTCCATACCGTAAACATATAACCAATGGGTTGTTTAGTTGTAACACGAGCGAAAAGTTAAAAACATTTCACACTGGTTCAGTAGAAATACAACATAAAAGTTATTACCTACCGGTTTTCGATAAAGAAGAGGATTCTCACAATTCATATCGTCAATTTGATATAGCTTATGCACATATAAGTGGTTCTGGTTCATCATATATTGAAGGAAAAACACAATTTCTTCCTGCAAAATCTATGTATAGAAAATATATGCTTGAATGTTTCGATACAACAGATGGAAAATTCAAATTTAAAAATGATAAAAACGGTGATTATTTCTACACTATACAGTTTGATAGAGATATATTCAAGGATGCAATAGATGCTGGTAACTTCCAAATGACTCTTGCACCTTATTCAAGTTTTCTAACATCAAGTGGAACTATACTAACACCGGAACAAATACAAAATTTTGGAAAGTATTACACACTTATAGATGAAAGTCAAGATATAAATGAAAGTGTAAAACAAACAGAAGAACTAAAAGATTACTATTACTTGGTTTCTGGATCTTTACAAGACGGAATTTATGGTGAATATACTGATGATGCTTGGGGAGTAATTTTTCCAAAAAAAGGCCTTGTTGTTTTAGATGGTGCTGTTATGGATCAATCTTGTTCATTACAAACATCAACTGCTCCGACTGAAAGTTACAATGCTTATCGTTTATTTTTATCAATAAGTTCTTCATGTTCCCCATTAACTTATGCAACACATTCGTTAAGAACATCTACTGGATCTTGGTTTGGTAGATCAACTGAACGAAAAGTTTATGAAACATATTTTTGTAGAGTTTCACCCAATAATTTCAATTATAGTTCAAATATAACATATACATCTGGAAGTTACGGTAAGTTAAAGTATATTTCTATGGTAGATAATCCAAAGTCATACATAACGACCATAGGGTTATACAACAAAAAGAGACAACTTATTGCGGTTGGTAAATTAAAAAATCCTATACTAAAAACATCAGGCGATGAAGTAATCTTTCAAGTTAGAGTGAGGTTAAATTAAAATGTCATTCCAATTCAGAAATAATATAAGTCTTGCATGGAAACGATTAAAGGCTGGTGAATATACAGTTAAATCATTTGAAGCAAATAAACTTTGGGAATTTACAACCGATTCTTCCGTTTATTTTTTTTACAAAAATTATGGACTGAATACTTATCGTGCATTGTATGCAGAAAATCATAAATACATAGGAAATGTTGCAAATCTATCTTCATCTTTATATGAAAGAGTATTTACAACACAAAGTTTAGATCCAAAACTTTTGTGGTACTATTTAGACCACAACTATTACACAGAATACAACAAAGAAAAAATACCAGGAACTATTACCGATGATAGTAATGTAACATATCTTTGGCAATCAAGTTCTATGTTTGTTATACCAATGAATTTATTTGGTGAGGGTATTCGTAAAAAAACATTTGAAATAAACAATGTTAGTCCAACTGCATCCTACAATTACACCATGAAGGATGATGGTTATGGTAATTTGATAGATACCTCATTCGATGAAAGTAAATTTGTTGGTGATGGTTACTTAATGATGTATTTGGGATTTAACGAAAAGTATAGAGAATACAATTATAGAAATAAAAAATTAAACTATGTGTTAGATACATCTGCATATAAGAATTTAGTTGATATAAAGAATCATAAGAAGATAACTTACTATCCTGGAATACCAACTACCGATACAAGTCAATCATCTGGTGTTTGTGCAGGTTTTGATGGTTCTTACTTATCTGTTAGAAATAGTGAGTTGTTTAATTTTAATAAATCGAAAAATTTTGCATTTAGTTTTTGGATAAATTTACCAACATCGCAATCATTTGTATCTTCATCTAACAATAGTTTATTCTCTAAAAAAACTATTCAAGATGTATACTATAAAACGGAAGATTCATTAGAATTGGGAAATATAGTAGAGGCGATAAGAAGACAAGAACAATATCCGTT